AAGCTGCCGAGTGTCACTATGAGGAAGCTGTTGTACACGAAGTCATTGATTGGTAGGTGACTACCAAAGAACCCTGTGACTACATCTACCAGCATCACAATAACCATAATAGCAAACGACAGGAAGCCTATGATAGTCTTCTCGTTGTAGTCGTTGCTGTTCTTGAATATCTCCGCAAATTTTATCATTCCCCTTCTATCAAGTGTGCAAACTTCTCCGATACTTGGAAGCTCGGACAAGCCTTTGCTGCAAATTCGTTATGTCCTGCTAGTTTAGCATTTGGGTACTTATCCATCAAGCCCTTGAGCAATGACTCCATAGAATCCAGCTGCTCACCAAATAGGGTATCCTTAGGCTTCATATCTTCGTCACAACCTCCTACATAGCATACACCTATAGAACGTGCGTTCTGTCCCTTTGTATGCGCTCCGCTAACATCTAAGTCTCTACCCTGTCCGATAGTACCATCCAGTTCAATGACATAGTGGTAGCCTATATCTGACCACCCTCTGCCGTTAACGTGCCAGTCTTTGATAGTCTCCGTTGATACGTCACGTCCTTCTGGCGTAGCTGCACAATGAATAATGATGTAGTCTATTTCTCTCATTCTTCGTCTACTTTAGTTATGTTTCCGATTCCTTGATTCCACATCTCTCCCTTACAGCACTCACGGCTGTATGTATTCTTGTCCTTACACAGGCAGCCTCTACGCTTGTCCTGTGGTACGTTCCAACGAGGGCGCATAGTTATAGTGTCTTAGTAGACGTATTGAGCATATTGCTTAGTGCATCTTCCGCCTCTTGGTCAATCGCTGCTACGCCATCAGTACCTAAATCAGTTTCTACCCATCCGAGTACTATCTCTTTGGTAAGGTCTTCGAAGGGTACAAAGTCAGTAATGCTTGAGGTGTCAATAGTTGCCTCTTTAGGTAATACATACACACCACCATTGCCTGTAGCTATTACATTGTAGTTGACCAAGTAGATAACATCGCTATTGCCGTCTAGCGTGTTGTATACCTGCACATTCTTTAAATTCCAAGTTGTTGCCATTGTATTCTATTTTTAGCTGTATGTATGTTCAGTTATTGCGTGGGTTCTATACCAAATTCCATCTGCTTGGAATCTTACCACGACTTGTTCTCCTGCGCTAAAAGGTGCGTCAGTAGCACCTAAAGTGAAGAGAACACTTGTGTACTGCGTAAGTGTTCCGTGTGAGTTGTATGCGCTAGTATATACTGTCGTTCCGTTCACCTCTACTAGTATGCGTGTCTGCGTAGCAAAACCCGATACAAACTCTGTATCAACAATTGTCATTCTAACCTTAGATACATAGCCATCGTTTAAGGCTACGATACCCGAAGGTTCGTTAGTATTAGGGCCCGAAGATTCTCCCAATGTATTACAAGGTAGGTAATAAGATAAAGACGGGCTATTACTTGAGTGATTAAAATTATGGTTGAACCTTGCGGTGTCTGCACCGCCGCCGCCTACATTGCTAGGTGCGATTTTTACATTCGTACTACCATCGTATCCAACCAAAAAGTCTACATTGGCTGAATCCGTGCGAGTAGTAAATTCACTAAATTTCTTGTTTGCCATTTTATTCTATAATTATATTGTCGTTGTTTTCAGCCAATAGGTACGCTCCATCCTCTGCTATAATCTCCGTGTACGGAGTAGGAGATGGGAAGCCTCCGTCTTGGTAAACGATACCAAAGCCGTTCTCTGAGGTTCTGCCCCATTCAGTACTAGCGTATATCGCTCCCCAGTTAATTGTGTTGTTTGCCATTGTTCTTCTTCATTAAGTATCGCTTCAGCTTCTCTATGTTTTGTGCTTTCGGCTTGTATACCTTCTTCACTATAAAACCCATCCATTGAAGTTTTGATTCTTACTAGGGTACATATCGTCATTACTTGACGTGTTGTACTCTGGGTAGCGACTGCTATAGAATGCCATATGGTCTACGAACCTACGGCTATAGTGTTCTGCTATGTCTCGCTCCTTTTGTACTAGGTAGTCCAAGTCCTGCTTCGTGATGGTTGTACCGTTCTCTGCGCTCTTAGTATAGATACCACCATTAGCCACCTTGTAGTGGATGTAAGGCAGTATCTCAATGGCTGCCCAATGAATCACCATATCCTGTATGTAGTTCGTGAACAGGGTCAAGTAGTTACCTGTGAGCGTATCCCCATCTATGTCACTAGCTATCTTGTTGAATAGCTTAGTGCCTAGTATGTTCTGGATGTGGATGTCTTGAGCAATCTTGATGAATTGAATCATCTGGTCTCTATCCACGTTGCCGTTTATCCCTGTTCTCTTGATGACGTCAGCTGGGCTGACAAATAGTACCTGCGCCATATTAGTTCAATTTTCCTCTATTCGGCATATCAATAGTGCGAGTGTTCGCTGTCTCGTAGTCCTTTGGGTTCAGCTTGTTCTCTGGTACACCTGCTGACCTAGCTGCGCTAGGGCTTACTCTCTTGTCGTTTTCTAGTTGCTCAGACTTGCTCTTAGGCAAGAACTTGCCGCCATCACGCTTACGCATATACACTAGGCGTTCCCATTTGTGGTGACAATATGCTCCGCCCTTGTACTTGAAGATAGAGTATACAGAGCGACCTTTAGGTGCGAACTGTCCATTCACCCCAGAGAAGCTCATCTGGTTAATGTCCTCCTTGCGGTATACCTTACCGCCTTTTGATAGACCTACCATCTCTACACAGAATGGGCGTGAGTTACCACTTAGGTTGCCAGAGTATCTATATCTGATTTTATACAGACCAGCATCCTGTGAGGACTTGTCCTCTGCTGACATTTTAATAGAGGTGATAGCTTTTACTATAGCATCCTCATTGTCTGGGTCGGTTACATCTTCAACAGATGATAGCTCCCACTCCTCTTCGTCAATGGTCTCTCCCTTGTCAGCTAGATACTCTAACCACTCTGCCTCATCCTCTTTGGTGAAGGCTGGGGTATCCTTAGAGTGGTTGTGATTATCGTGCGACTTCATCTCTGTGAGTACCTTAGAGCTGTCTCCGCTAAACAATGCATTCGCCACCTTAGGCTCAAACTGAAGCATCTGTACAAGGAAGGTGATAGCTTGGTCTTCCGTAAGGATACCCTCTGATACTTTAGCGATAATGTCAATCGCTCCTGCAATCTGCGCCCCATTGTAGGAGGCTTCCTTCTGTACTAGTTCTTCTGCCACCTCTGGGTCTTTTTCGATTGCTACTGCTTCGGCATCTTGTGCTGGTTGGTCTTCAACCTTCACGCCAGTCTCTTCTTCAATGCCCTCTTCCGTTACTACATTCTCCAAGTCCATAAACTCGATAGGAGTAAGAGTCTTGAAGTATAGGTCTAGAGCGATGTTGTTGTAGGCTAGTATCTCGTCAAGTGCTGCAATGACTTGCTCCTGCTTTGGCTTGATAACTGTATTGTCGAACAGCTGGAATGCTGTCTTGATTTCGTCTGCGTTGTTACCTAGTCCTGTCTGGTCTTTAACACCGAACAGCATAGGGCTAGTGATACGATGACCTACTAGTACCTTCTGCTGTGCTTCTCTAGATAAGAACTCGTACTGGTTGTGTGCATCGCTCAACTGTACTGGCTCGATAGTAGCTGCGCTATCTGCGCTCTCATTGAACGATAGAATGAATCTACCAGCGTTAGATGTACCACCCCACTTATGACGTATCTGTGACTCTATGATATCACGCTCCTCCTCTGGAGGTACGCCATTGTTCATATTCACAATCATAGAAGGAGCTAGTCCGTTCTTGATATTGTTGATGTGGTAGTTTGCTACCTCACCTTCCAGCTCTGCGTATGGTAGCGCACCTTGATAGTCTACAGGGCTGTAGTAGTACGAGCCACTACGATAAGGACGGAAGTATAGTATCTCTATCTTATCGGCTGCTGAACCATAGCCGAAGGCTGGGATGCGGTCTGCACCCTTCTTAGACTTTACCTCGCTCCAATCGTATGCGTAGTAGTACCCTTCAATCTCGCCTTCCTCGTTGCACTTCTCAGCTCGTAGGCATTCTACAGGCATATGGTATACCTCTGCAATCTTGCTCTTGTCTTGGTTGTAGATGACTTGGAATGCTCCGTTACCTAGTAGGTAGTAGTCATTGATAACCTTCTTGAGTTCCTCATCATTGATGAGACTACGGCATTGTAGGTAGCCCTCTGTGTTTTTACCAGAGTCTAGGGCATCTAAGCCCTTCCCAAATATCATATCAATGACACCAGATACTACTGCATTGTTAGTAGGTGACCCATTGTATCTGTCAATCAGATACTGGAAGTAGTCGTTGTCATCACCATACTCGACCCATCCTAGTCGGCTGTTCTCCGAAATAGCAGGAGATGTGTAGCTTGATAGCTGGATGAAGTTTACGTTATTCGCCATAAATCTTAAACTCGTTGTTCATTGTTTTCTCTGTGGTCGCTAGTTTCGGTTGATACGTTGCAACACTAGAACCAGAAGGTATGATATACATCCTGTCCTGTGAGAGCAGTTTCACCTTAGAGGCTTCCCATATCTTGACCACATAGAAGCTCTCGCTAGACAGCGCAGAGACATCATAGGTAAAGGTAAGCACCTTAGCAAAGTCATCCCAAGTACCAGAGATAGTAGTGTCTACCACTTCCTTCCTTTGGTCTTCGGATATTATCTCTATCTCGAAGCTCTCCGTAGTAAAGTCACGGAGGTACATCTTAATAGTAGCCGTTGTATTTTCTTCTACAATAATCATCTAATTATAAAACCCAAAAGGAATAGAATGGTTATATTTGCACCACTCATCTCTCTAGGTAGCGATGCTACCAAAAAGAAAAGCCCTTCCATATAGGAGGGGCTTTCTTGATTCTAGACTATTCAGCTATTAGATATCGTCAATCTCTGAAGCATCTGCTGTGATAGTTGCATCTACGAAGTTCGCAGGGATTTTCTCCTGTCCGCTAAACGTCAAAGAGTATCCGCTCATATCACCCATAGCAGCACCAGTAGCGATAGAACCGCCTGTTACCTCAGCACCGTACTCTAAGCCCATCATGAACTTGTTGCCGTTGTTATCCTCTACGATAACGTGAGGACGAGCGTAAGCCAACAACTTAACCTCGTTGTGTGTTTGCTTAGATAGCTTCTTGAAGTTTAATGTCAATGTCTGCTCGTAGAATGTAGTACCATTGTCACGAGAAGATGTCACAGCTTGTTCAAAGCTAGACGTACCTCTTACATCAAACTTGAACCAAGTAGGTGTTCCACCGAATGAGTCGATAACATCTGTATCAGTAGCATCGTAAGTAATTGCTCCCAATGTGTCGAAGTCTGCAAAGTACACAGCGGTGATACCACCTACTACGTCCTTACAGGGTTCGTTTCTTCCTTTTGTTAATGTACAAGCCATTTGTTTATTGTATTAAAAAAGGGTAGGCAGATTGACCCACCTACCCCTCTATGGTTATTATCTACCTAGTGATTAGGTGTAGTATACGATGTCTGCACCGATACCGATTTGAACACCAGCAGCGAAGCGCATTACTACACGCACGTTGTCTGAGCCGTCCAAGTCAGCCATATCTAACAACTTAACAATCTGCCAGTCTTCCAACAAAGAAGTACCGAAGAACAAGTTAGACTTACGAGCCGCTACCATATCGTTGTCTGGCATACCAGAACATACGAACAATTTAACGCCATCAAAAGCCAAGTCACCGCCATTGTACCAAGTAGTACCAGCGTTGTTCACACCGTTTCCTCCTAGACCGTTAGCACCGAATCCACCCAAAGCACGAACATAAGCACGAGCGATGTTCTGAGAAACGTAGATGTACAAGTCTTCCTTACCGTAAACTGAAGTAGGGATAGCATCAACTACCTTACCTAATTCATCGATAACATTGGCAGCAGTAACTGTAGTACCTACTACATCGATAACGTCAGCATCAGCAGCTAACAAAGCAGTAAATCCATCGTACTCACCTTCAGATGCATCAGCACCTTGCCAGATGTTTTGTTCGTTCTTCTCTGCAACCTTACCAGCAACGTATCCGATTAGGTAGTCTGAGAAGTTAGAAGGTAGGCTATCGAAGGCAGAGTAGCCCATTTCGATTGCTTCCCAGTCGCTGCGGAAGTCGTTCTTACACAACTCAAGGTTTACTTGAAGTTGCTTAGGAGTCAAGACTTTCTCAGCCAAAGTCAACGTAGAAGTGTCAGAGAAGTCACAAGTACTGTCCTTAGTGATAGCATCAAGGTTAACAGTCTTTAGAACTTCTTTGTACTTTACGTTTGGTTTGATAGTGATACCACCGCCTTCGATGGTGTCTGCGCTCAAAAGAGCTGCGCTTACATACTTACCTGCAAACTCTCCAGCGTAAGTAGTCGTAATTGAAGTGGTTGTAGCCATTTTTCTTCTTTATTAAAATTATGATAATTTACTAAATACACGCCCCATAGTATTCTGAGGTGCTTTCGTTCCGTAGCGGTTTAACGCTACTTGCTTTTCTTTAGGTGCAGCTGTGAGCTTCTTAGCAGCGGCAGACATATCTACCTTCTCCTCTTCATTCTCTTTGTTCTGGTACTCCTCGAACTTGCGCTTCATTTCTTC